GGATTTGCTATGCGTGAAGTGAGGTTGTACGGGCATCTGGCCAAGAAATTCGGCAAGGTGTTCACGCTCGATGTCGCCAGTCCCGCAGAGGCAGTGCGCGCGCTGTGCGCGAATTTCCAAGGCTTCGATGCGGCAATGGCCGGCCACAAACCTGGCTATCGAGTCTTCGTGGGCAGGGGCGACATCGGCATGGATGATCTGGCGTTTCAGAGTGGCACTGCACCGATCAAAATCGTACCTGTGGTTGCTGGCGCCAAGAATGGACTGGGCCAGGTGTTGGTCGGAGTTCTAATCATCGTCGCGGCCTTCTACACGGGCGGCGCCTCGCTGTCGGCGAGTGGCGCCGTGGTGGCCGGGACAACTGGCACGATGGCCCTGAGCTTCGGCGTCAGCATGGTTGTCGGCGGCCTTTCTCAGATGTTGATGTCGGCCCCGAGCACGGCATCGCCAAAGGAGGCGCCCGGCAGCGAGCCGTCGTATGCGTTCAACGGCCCGGTCAACACCACTGCGCAAGGCAATCCCGTCCCAGTTGGATATGGTCGGATGATCGTCGGCTCACAAGTCGTGTCGGCCGGTATGTCGGTTGAGCAGAGATTCGTCGCGCCGGTGCGCAGCGCGTCGACGAGTCCTTACACCGGGCGCGGGCACTACGGCCAGGTGGACCTATGAGCGGCGGCAAGGGCGGCGGCGGAAGCGCACACACCCCAGTCGAGGCAACCGATTCCCTGCGCTCAAAACAATTCGCACACGTGCTCGATCTGCTATGCGAGGGCGAGATTTACGGCCTGGTCGACGGGGCGAAATCGGTCTACCTCAATGAGACGCCCCTCCAAAACGCGGACGGTTCGTCCAACTTCGCCGACGTCCACCTGTACTGGAGCACTGGCACGCAGTCGCAGGGTGGCACCAGCCCGGACGCGAATGCGATCTCCTTCGGCACTGAGGATGTGCGCTACGACACCGCCGTCGGCGTCGAAGTCAAGCAAGCGGTGCCGGTGGTGCGGCGTATCACCGACCCCAACCTGTCCTATGCAGTGGTCACGATCTCACTGCCGTCGCTTCAGGAGCGGAACATCCAGAATGGTGACCTGAATGGCGCCAGTGTGGCGATCACCATCGACCTGCAGTGCAACAACGGCGGCTACGTCAACAAGGTGGTCGACACGATCACGGGCAAGACCTCGTCAAAATACCAGCGATCCTACGTGATCTCCTTCGATGCGGCCGGCCCCTGGGATATCCGCGTCTCGCGCACCACGCCGGACAGCACCGTTCAGACCCTCGAAAACAAGACCTTCTGGGACCTCTACACGGCGGTCAACCCCACGCATCTGGCTTACCCGAATTCGGCACTGGTATCGCTGTCGATCGACAGCCAGCAATTCTCCTCGATCCCGACGCGCGCCTACGACGTCAAGCTGCTGGTCGTGCGCGTGCCGAACAATTACGACCCGATAACCCGGTCCTACTCCGGCATGTGGGACGGCACATTCAAACTCGCCTGGACCGACAATCCGGCATGGTGCTATTTCGACCTGGTGACGAGCAAGCGCTATGGGCTGGGCGATTTTATCGACCTGACCCAGGTGGACAAGTGGACCCTGTACACCATCGCGCAGTACTGCGATGGGATGGTGCCCAACGGATTCGGCGGCTACGAGCCGCGGTTCACCTGCAATCTCTACCTGCAGACGCAGGCCGAGGCATACCAGGTCGTGCAGAACATGGCGTCGATCTTCCGCGCCATCACGTTCTGGGCAACCGGATCGATCATGGTCGTACAGGACGCACCGGCGACGCCGATATCGCTGTTCACTAATGCCAACGTGATCGATGGGGCATTCGGATACGTAGGCACCAGCATCAAGGCTCGGCATACGGTCGCGCTGATCTCGTGGAACGACCCGGCCGACTTCTACCGCCAAAAAGTCGAATACGTGGCCGACGACGCGGCGATCACGATGTACGGCGTCAAGACTGTCAGCCTGGTTGCTTTTGGCTGCACGTCGCGCGGCCAGGCGCACCGGGTAGGCCAGTGGCTGCTGTACTCCGAATCGAATGAAACGGAGGTGGTGACTTTCCGCACCAGCATCGAAGGCGCAATGTTCCCGGGCGCGCTGATTAAGACGTCGGACATCAACCGCGCGCTCAATCGCATGGGTGGGCGGATCAAGTCCATCGCCGGCAGCGTTGTCACGCTCGATGCTCCGGTCGTCATCGCGTCCGGCAAAACTTACTCGCTGAGCATCATGCTGGAAGATGGCTCGATCTTCAGCAGCTCGGTGACTGGTTCCCTCGGCTCGACCAGTACGCTGACGCTGACCGCTTCGCTGCCGGCGCAGCCAGTGGCCAATGCGGTATTCATTTTTGCAGCTAACGACCTGGTGCCGGAGGTCTGGCGCGTGGTCAGCCTGGCCGAGGTGGAGCCGAACATAATCGAAGTCTCGGCGGTCGAGCACGCGCCCGAGAAGTTCGCGCTGATCGAGAACGGCGTTTCCTTCACGCCGGCGCCGACCAGCCAGGCAAACGCCAGCCTGCTGGTGACCAACATGGGCGTTGCCGAGGCGCTGTATGTGGTAGCCAATGCTGGCTTCGGCATCCGCGCCACGTTGTCGTGGACTAGCACTGCACCGCGCTTCAGTGTCCGGTACCGGCCGATCAGTGGCGGGGCATGGGTGACGCGAGAGGTGCTTGAGTCGTCGGCCGATTTCCCATCTATGAGTCAGATCGGCTACATGTTCGAAGTCACGGCCATTGATGGCCTGGGCCGCAAAGTGGACACGCGGACGCTGAACTACACCGTTCTTGGGCTGTCGATCCCACCTGGTGATGTCACTGGCCTTGCCTCGGCGGTCGAGAGCTTTGGCACCCGGCTGCGCTGGACCGACAACACGGACGTGGACCTGGACCACTATGAGATCCGCGTCGGCGGAACGGATTGGGCGACGGCCGCGCCGGTGACCAGCATCGCAGGGAATTCCTGCCTGTTGCCGCCAATGGTCGCGGCCACCTACCAATTCCGCATCAAGGCGGTGGATACGACCGGCAATCCATCGGTCAATGCTGCGACGCTGGCGGTCACTGTCGCGCCGCCGGCAGTCGTCGCGCCGACCGCGCGCGTGGCTGGCCAGATGGCTGTACTAATTTGGCCGACAGTCGTCGGTGCTTACGCGATCGACCATTACGAGGTTCGCTACGGATCCGCATGGGCGGGCGCCGTGACGCTCGACATGCCAAAGAGCGCGCAATTCCTGGAGAAGATCAGCTACGGCGGCGTGCGCACATATTGGGTGGCTGCCGTCGATGTGGCGGGCAACGTCGGCCCGGCGGGGAGCGTGCAGATCACGATCGCCAACCCCTCCGATGCGGCGGTCACATCGCAGACGATCGACAACAACGTGCTGCTGAACTGGTCGGACAGCACGACCACGCTGCCGATCCAGAAGTACGACGTGCGCCGCGGCGCGACCTGGGCGGTGGGCATCAGCATCGGCGACAACGGCAACGGCCGATTTTGCGGCTTCTTCGAACAGGCGTCCGGCGTCTACACGTACTGGGTGCAGGCCACCGATACGGCGGGTAATACCAGCACGCCGACTAGTGTGACCGCGACCGTCAGCCAGCCGCCAGATTACATCCTGCGGCTCGATTACAACGCCGATTTTGGTGGCCTGCTCTATGAATTCGCCAGCGATACGCAGGGCTGGACCGGTGCGGGCGACACGATCACGCTGCAGCCGGAAGTGCTGCATGTCGTCTCGACCGGCACCACGCCAATCATCGCCAAGCAGCTGAACGCTTTCATCTTGTACGGCTGCGAGTACCCGACGATCCAGGTGCGACTGCGGCGCGTGGCTGGGGCAGGGTGGGTAGGTCAGTGCAAATACGACACTGCCGGCCACGGTATGTCGAGCAGCTACATGGCCACGACAGCGGATACCAGTCCCGCGATCGGCGAGCTGAAGGTCGTCACGTTCACGATGGATGCACTGACTGCCGGCGGCAGCGATTGGATGGCCTCGATCATCAACGACGTCCAGCTGCAGTTCGGCAACACGTCGGCCGACATCTTCGATATCGACTGGGTGCGGTTGGTGCCATTCAAGACAGCCAATGTGACTCAGGACGCTGGCACGCTATATGCCGCCCTCACCACGCAATCGTGGCAGGCGCACTTCACGGCAAACGGCTGGACTACCCCGGCGGACCAAATCGCGGCCGGCTTCCCGTTTTTCTGGGAGAAGTCCAGCACCAGCGGTTACTACGAGGAGATCGTCGACTACGGCAGTACGCTCACGTCGACCTCGGTCACCGCCACCATGACATCGCAGCCCGTCGCCGGCACGGTCACGGTGACGCCGATGATCAGCTACAAGTTAGCCTGGGGCGATGCATGGACCGATAGCCCGGGGCTGACTTCAATCGTCGCCTCGAATTTCCGCTACGTGAAGATGCGCTACGACTTCACCGCCACCGGCGGCGCCAATCTGCTGTCGATCACCAACATCAACCTCAAGTTGTCGAGCAAGAAGCGGCGCGACAGCGGCACCGGCAACGCTGTGGCGACCGACGTCGGCGGCACGGTGGTCAATTTCAATCTGCCGTTCATCAGCGCGACGACACCATTCATCCAGGCGGGCGGCACGGCGGCGGTATTCGCGGCGTGTGACTACGTGGCCGTCGTAAATCCAACCAGTTTCAAAGTCCTGCTGTTTGACAAAACCGGCGCGCGGATCTCGGGTCCGTTTTCGTGGCAGTGCGATGGCGTATTTTAATCCAGGAGCAACTCAATGGCAGTAGCTGATATCACCAATCCGAAGGTCACGCAGGACTATACGACGCTGCTCGCCTCGATCCGCGACCTGTTCATTTCGCAGGCCGCGATGCATGATGCGACGGGCATTGTCGGCTTGGGCGCGAACGCGATTCGGTACAGTAGCGCCAACACTCGGCTTGAGAAATCGGATGGCACCACGTGGAATGTGCTGCCGTTGAACATCCCCGGTAACGCGGCCAACGTCACCGGCGTTGTCGCGGGCGCCAACGGAGGTACCGGCGTCGCCAACTCCGGCAAGACTTTCACCATGGGCGGCAACTTCACCCTGGCCGGTTCGTTCAATTCGACCTTCACGATGACGGGTGCCACGACCGTGACGTTCCCGACCTCGGGCAAGCTGCTGTCCGATGCGGCGGTAGTCACTATCGCTCAGGGCGGGACGGGTTCAAACGTGGCAGGAACAGCTCTCGCCAACTTGGGCGGGATGCCGTCCTCCGTATTTACACCGGGAGCCTTGGCGGAAGTTGGGCGGTATTTCGACTTCCATGGAACGTCAAACGCCAACGACCACGATATCCGTTTTGACGCTGGGCCAACGCCTGGATCGACTGGTATGGGTACCGGGACATGGACGTGTAGTTCGATGAGCTTTATCGGGGGGAATGGTGTCTACAGTCAGTTATACGCTGGGGGCTACACAGCCTACGGTGCCGGCGGATCGAATGCAAATCTGTACGCTGGCGCTAGTTACAGCGGTCTTTACCTATATGCGCCTGGTGGCATAAAACAGATCAGGGTGGGCGGAAGTAATAATCTTGAATTTGTCAATGCTTCAAATACAGCGCTTTGTGCTTACCTGACGGATGCGGGGCAGTTTGTTGCAAACCAGATTACACAAACATCCGACGAGCGCAAGAAAGAGAATTGGAAGCCCCTGACAGATGTACAGCTTGACGCATTGGCAAACATGGAGCGGGTAGGCACGTTCGACTGGCTCGACGGCAGCGGCCCGTCTGTTGGCGGCTCGGCGCAGGAGATCCGCGCTATCGTGCCAGAGGCGGTCTACGAGGATGCCGAAGGCAATCTGTCGGTCAGCTACGGCGGTTTGAACTTTGCTATCCTGCAAGCCATGTTGCGAAGCCTGAGGGTTGACTGATGACCACTCCTGCATCCGGCACCATCAGCCTGACCGACGTGATGAACGAGTTGCGCGTCACCAATCCGGGCCGCGCTTATCCGATCAGTTTGGGGGATTCCGACGTGCGCACGCTGGCCGGCGTGCCGTCCGGGGCTATTGGTCTGTCCGACCTGTATGGCAAAAGCTCGTATATCCCATTGAACGTCATAGGTAACAACAGCGAGAACAGCGTCAGCTCTGCCGGTGGCGCCGGTTTGGTTACATGCAATCCCAGTGTGTCAGTCACAGGTGGCAGTGGCGGAAATACCTACGCAT